AAAGAAGAGGGTCGACTTCTCGTAAAAATCATCGGAATCCGATTCGAATTGAATGACCCCTATATTTGCGCGATTGGACGACTTTTAGAGAGAATCGAAGATAATGGACAGAAGATAAATCAAGGACAGAAGATAAATCAAGGACAGAATAAAAATCAAGTACAGAAAAAAGATCAGGGACAGAAGATAAATCAAGGACAGAAGAGAATCACAATTCATGAATAAAGAAAATGCCGATTATATCAATAAAAAAGTAGTAATGACTACAACGGTGTAAAAATACAAAAAAATATTACATATCATTAAGGATGTAATATTTATCGAAATAAAAGAGTTAAGTAATAGATTCGTTAATAGTTTGGGTATGCTGTAGGAACTCTTTTCAGAGACCTGAGTCATTTTAGTTAATAGTTTGGGTATGCTGTAGGATCTCTTTTCAGAGACCTGAGTCATTTAGTTAATAGTTTGGGTATGCTGTAGGAACTCTTTTCAGAGACCTCCTTAGATAAGCGTCCTTATCTAATAATAATTTATAAGTTTGGGTATGCTGTAGAAACTCTTTTCAGAGACCTCATTTGATTTAGTTTATAAGTTTGGGTATGCTGCACAAATTATTATCATAATTCTTCTACAAGATATCTACCACTATTTTTTTATATTCTTTTTTTAGATATTATACACTATTTCACATTTACTACGTAGCGAAGCGGTGAATGTGATTTGGTAACTGTTACTTTATAACCAATAAAGGTTAAAAAGTGTAAAACGATTATTTACATACATAACATTCACGATTATAAATACGTGTATCGTCATATTCGCGATCATATATCTTTGAATCATCATCATCTGATTCGGAAGGTACAATCCGAATACTCTTCTTTTTCGGTAATTCCAACATCCAATTATAATAAAGTTGATATAACTCCTCTGGCGTTGGAATCAAATCACATTCCTTTAAACTGGAAAACTGTAAGCCATTACGCATTCCCTCTATAATCACGTCAGGTAACTTGAATGTCTTCGATCCTAAACAACACTGGAGAACTAGGCCAGGAGTCAGGAGAATATTACGTTTCGTACATTCTAGAAGTGCTTCGATTAAGAAGACGATCGTACTTGTACCCGAAACATAACAAACCTTCTCATGGAAATCAAGAAACGGGAAATTCATCAACGGTTCCTTCACATTCATTACGATATATTGATTCGTAGGAAGGAATCGATTCTTCGGATGAAATGCATCATGGAATGCACTCGTTGTACTACCACTCAGTGGGTCACAATCTGAATCCGTAATGATAACTACCTTTTTATTTCCTAAACATTTCCTTTCGAAATACTCCAGTGCTGCATTTAAATTCGTAGATCCTTCCACCGATCGATATATCTTCATAAGGAGGTCTAGAATGGGACCATCGATATCTTGATCCGTTAATGGAATGACGTCTATATACGAATCGAAATATACGACCTCTTTGATTCTGAAAATTCGCGTAAGAAGTAGGAGATAGAGACAACCCGTTGCAATTGGAATACCATCCATAGATCCCGATTTATCTACTATAACACGAAGTTCATTACAAAACATTTCAAGCGTATATATCTCGTCAAACATCGGTAACCACTGCTCCTTCAGACGATCGACCCGTGCAAGTAATTGCGATTCGAGACCACAAGGATCAATACCTTTCTCGAAATAATTATAGGCAAGTAGGGCTAGATCAATACCGACTTCTTTCGCAACGACTGTCCCCTTGACCAGATTTTCCTTATATTGGACATACCCCTCAATAAGTAACTGTTTACGCAAAGGAAGAATATTTGCAGGGACTAGAACATTCACTCGATGTTCTGCATGTAATATCTGTAAATACTCATTCTGCACTTTTTGCATTGTCTGAATGGTCTTACATAGAGCAGTTGTCGCTAGACCAGATGTTTGGGAAATATCCTTTATAATATGATCGATCGATTCCTGTAAGAACCAACCGTTCTCTATAGTAATATCGAATGGACTACTATCATAATGATATCCTGATAATAAGTACTCTGGTAAATGATTCTCTTTATTAAAGATCGTCTTCATAATACGCATTCTCTTATTCGTAAAAACTGGATTTACTGTATCTACTTCTGAGAAGAGGATCCTTAGAGAAGTAAGAAGTCGTATCTGTAATGCATCCTTTTCACCCATCTCGGTTAAATGTACTAAACCAATAAACTCGTCGATTCTAAAACGGATCAATTTCTCGAGTTTCGCCTGTATCGTCTTCTTATGGTGTTTCCAATGACCATCCTCGTAGGCTAAATACTTGAATAGCATAGGGTCAAAACGACTATCATTTTTATCCGGGGTTAAGAGAAAGAATAATTGTTCGAGAATCTTCTCCGCATAGATATCCAGTCCTTCTGTTCCTAGATGGTATAAATCCTTCGTATACTGATAGGAGAACCTCGCCATTTCTTTAAATAACTCGGTATCCACACAGCATTTCTTAAGGATCGACATTCCTAAATAATAATAATGCTTGATTCCATTTCCCTTTGTAATACTACGTTGGAAGGCCAGAAGTTGTAAAAATGCCTCTGGGTTCTTTTCGCATACTTTACAGAATAATATATATCGTTCGGAATACTGATCTCTAGTAAGGTAAGGATCCTTAGAACAAAGCGTAAATAGATCGACGAGAGGATCGGACGAAGTAATAAATGCTTGTGCCCCCTTTGTATTTAGTTTTAAATTATTAAGTATTTGCATAGTGTTATAAAAACTCATTTTTGATATTAAAGTACGATTGATAATGTAAAATATTTTTAAAATCAAATTTTAAAATCAATTTTCTAGGGTGAATAAAATCAAAAAAATCAAAAAAAATCCATTAAAAAACAAATAAATAACATCCAAAAAATAATATAGAGTATTCTATCATATTCAATATATCTTTATTAACTATCATAAATGACGACTGCTTATCCAATTACTGAAATTGAAAATCTAAAACGCTCTATCGAAATCCTATCAAAAAACCACCATATCGAGATTCTAAAAATCATAAAACAATTCCAAGATGTGAAAATTAATGAGAATAAAAGCGGTGTCTATATTAATCTTACTTTTTTACCAAGCGAAGTATTCGACAGTATTCAAGATTATTTACTCCATATTAACAGCCAGGAAAAGATGCTCGAAACTGCTGAAAAAGAGAAAACCTTCTATAAGACACAAATCGAAATAACACCTATAAATTCTGAAATCATAATAGATAATGATTCAGGAAAAGAAGATAAAGATAATACGCTAAATAGATATAGTTATATCTGTTAAATCGAAAAATTAATATGAATCCTTATCGCAGTATCCAGCAAATTTTTTATGCGAATAAGAAATTTGGTATACAAGAAATGATAAATCTTCAGAAATATTGTTTATCCAATGATTTATTAAGGAATATATGCTGTGAATCGAATGAAAATAATATAAATTCTAAAACCATAATCAGTAATAAACAATCCACACATCCTATAATTATTAATACGGAAGAAAAACAATTCCAGGAGAAAATTGAACCTCCCAAAATCGCTGAATCAGTTTTGAAAATCCATTCTGAAAAAACTATTTCACAAATTTCCAAGCCCCCTTTTTTCGAACCGATTCCAATACACCCTTCGAAAACTATGCAGCCAAATATGTGGATTCCACCACATAAAGACACACTGTTTTGGTGTGTTTTTTCAGAGGTATATGGCCATTCTGAATATGCACAAATCGGAAATAAAATAGGAAATCGTGTTTTGGAAGAGAAAATGAAAATCGCGAATTTTTTTAAGACAAATCCAAAGAGGATGAAATCATCGAATCATAAATTTACGAATGAGGGTATACAAGAGACGATAGCCGAATTCATGGTGGATCAGAGCACATCGTTAAAGGGGCTCGCTTCGCTCGCCGTTTATTATAAATATAATATATATATTTTAGATGAGAAGCGGAAATTATATTTGAAATTTACAACTCCAGAGGTGGAGGCGGATTCTTCCAAAATATATATTTATTATCATGATTTTATGCGTGGCGAACATAAATATAAGATTTCAATGGATGAGAAAAATACGAATCCTAGTATTGAAGACTGGTTTTGTTTAGAAAATATTCTAAAACCATTGAAACCTATTGGACAATATAAAGTCGAAGATTTATATGTGATTGCAGAAAATATTGGATATGAAGCGCCAACGAAGATAAAGAAGACCGAATTATATGAAGCGTTATCAGAGAAATGTTCTTGGTATAATAAATAATAAAGAAAATTGATATACTTCGAATGAAAATCTAAAACATAAAACAGTTAAACATAAAATTATATACAGATATATTATACTCTTTATATAATGCAAGAAAAGGAAGTCGTAGAAAAAAAGGAACTTACTGCAATTCAAAAGCAAATGAATGATGCAAAGGAGAGTCTAAAATCCTATTTGCAGTTATATTTAGAAAATACTCCACGTACAGATCGGAAACAGAACGAATTTGAATTTCGTTTTGGAACAAAATCGTATGGGTATAATAAACCGATTTCAAAAACAGATTATGATAATGTTGTAAGACAATTAAAAACCGCTGGGTTTTATAGTGATAATGAATCTGGTGAGCAATTACTTCGTATAAATCCAGAATTTAAGAATCCGAAAACTGGTCAAGATACTATAAGTAATATTCGTGCTGAAATTCAAGGTATCTTTTTAATAGAGAAATACTGTGAAACGAATGATATAAATAAATTAATCGAGAATTCGAAAGATACGCATGCAATTCATTTCACTCAAAAAATGGGACAAAAATCAAAAGATGATCAGTTTCTAAGACCTATCGATTTCCCAGATATGAATTTCCGTGCATCCTGGCAAGTAGAATCGAATTATACGACGAGATCGCCTCAGATTCAATCGATGCTTACGAATTGGGGCGATTCTAAGAAAGTATTTCGATATATGAATCGTGTCCGATTTCGACATGAGAATTATCCGATATTTGCAGATATTAGTATCGTCCGATCCTCTAGAACACGCTATAGCCAAAAAGGACCCGTACCTATTCCAGAATATACTATTCAAAAAGCAAATGTGTTTAAAAATCCTGTTGTATATGAAATCGAGTTTGAAATTGATAATTCCCGTGTTGGACCGGGTACACCCTATACGAAAAATGTCGATAACTTATTAGCCGATTTAAGAAAATGTATTCGTGTTGTTATGAGTGGTATTCAAGGATCGAATTATCCTATAACGAATTCAGAGAGAGAATCTGTTTTAGAAACCTATGAAAAAATATTATATTCGAAAAAAATGGAGGATAAAGAAGATAAAATAGATGGACCAGATAAACCAGATGGACCAGATAAAACAGATGGACCAGATAAAACAGATGGACAAGATAAACGACAAAATAAAAAACGTATCCCCTTTATTGGTCCATCTTCTGTACCTCTTCAAGTCCAAAATATTTTAGAAGTAGAATTTGAAGAAAATATGACGGTTCCAAATATTCGGTATAATTATACGGTTACAGAAAAGGCGGATGGTGAACGTGAACTTTTATTAGTAAATGAATCTGGACTCATCTATTTCATAGATAAAAATATGAATGTAATATTTACTGGATCAAAAACTCTGGAAAAAAGGTGTTTTAATAGTATTATTGATGGTGAATTTATTAAATATGGGAAAGCAAATCGTATATTGAATTTATATGCAGCCTTTGATATTTATTTCATAAATAAAAAATCGGTAAGAGAAAAGGCATTCGTCCCACTTACTTCAGAACAAGAAGAATCTGGTCAAATATTTAGACTCCCCTTATTATCTGAATTTATCACTATGTTAAAACCAGTATCTATTATTTCAGAAAATACACAAACAATAATAAAAAAGAAATTAGATTTAAAAAGTGGTAAAATTCTAAAAATAGAATCTGAAATAGAAATAAATACACACTGTATTTTACGCGTAGCATGTAAAAAATTCTATATCAGACGCCCTGGAACGAGTATCTTTAGTTGCTGTGATCAGATTTTAAATTCAGAAGCAGACGGTGTTTTCCCCTATAATATTGATGGATTGATTTTTACTCCTGCGAATACAGGCGTTGGATCAGATAAGGCGGGTATTGCATCCGATTTCACAAAGAATACATGGAATCTATCTTTTAAATGGAAACCCGCTCACTATAATACAGTGGATTTCCTCGTTTCTACAGTAAAAGATAAATCTGGGAAAGATAAAGTAAATCATTTATATGACGATGGTATTAGTACAAGAGATGGTATTTCTCAATATAAGACTTTAGAACTCCGTTGTGGTTTCGATAAAGTAAATCATTTATTTACAAATCCATTTTATTCATTAATTATGGGAAATTTTCCTAAAAAAGAAATATCAAAAGAAGAAGAACGTGATCGATATATCCCAATGCGTTTTGTTCCATCGAATCCATATCAATCGGACGCCGGATTTACAAATATTCGGTTAAAACAAAATGGTGAAGATATGATTATGACGACCGAAGATGGTGATTATTTCGAAGAAGATACGATTGTAGAGTTTAAATACGATATTTCAAGAGAAAATGGCTGGCGTTGGATTCCAATAAGAGTCCGTCACGATAAGACCCAGAAGATGCAAAGTGGTAAATCTGAATATGGAAATGCCTACCATGTTGCAAACGATATCTGGAAATCCTATTATAATCCAGTGACGGAAGAAATGATTAAGACTGGCGAAGATATTCCTGATGCGGTGGATACCCTCGATATCTACTATAATAAATCGTCGGATGAGTCGAGAACCAAGGCCCTCCGTAATTTCCATAATTTATTTGTGAAAAAGAAGTTGATTCTAGGTGTTTCAAATCGTGATGATATTCTTATTGATTATGCAGTAGGAAAAGCAGGTGATCTTCAAAAATGGATACAAGGGCGTCTAGGATTCGTATTCGGAATAGATATTGCAAATGATAATATTACGAATGTCGTGGATGGGGCATGCGCCAGATATTTAAATGAGCATAAGAATCATGATAATATACCTGGTGCGATTTTCTTAAACGGTAATTCAGCGAGGAATATTCGTGATGGATCGGCCTTTTCAACGGACCAAAATAAGAAAATCGTAAAGGCGGTTTTTGGACAGGGGCCGAAGGATGCGGGATTATTAGGCCGTGGTGTATATAATCAATATGATGTAGCGGCAGATGGATTCCATGTGAGTTCATGTCAATTTGCGGTCCATTATTTCTTCGAATCACCGATTTTATTACATGGATTCCTTCGAAATCTGGCGGAATGTACCCGACTCAATGGGTATTTTATCGGGACTTGTTATGATGGACAGACGGTATTTAATGCATTAAAAGGTGTGAAAGAAGACGAAATGATTTCATTTATTACGGATAAAAAATCAAAGAAGAAGATTTGTGAGATTACGAAAAAATATGCGGAAACTGGATTTCCTGACGACGAATTATCTGTCGGATATGCGATTGATGTTTTCCAAGAGACGATTAATAAGACTTTTAGAGAATGGCTCGTGAATTTTGTTTATTTTCAACGTATTTTAGAAAACTATGGATTTGTATTAGTGACAAAGGAAGAGGCGAAACAGATGGGACTACCTGATGCCACCGGGATGTTCAGTGAATTATATCAACAGATGCAGACAGAAGTAAAACAGGATCATCGAAAGAAAGCGAATTATAAGGACGCGTTTTATATGAGCGATGGCGAGAAATCCTTATCGTTTATGAACCGTTATTTCGTATTTAAGAAAACGACGACAGTGAATGCTGCTCAGATCGAACGAGATGCTTTAAATAAAATCAAAATGGTAAATCTAGGGGAAGAAGATGTCGATTTAGGAGATTTAGGAGATCAAGTAGAGGAGGAGAGGAAGAAAAAGGCAGTTAGTGGGAAAATCAAGAAATTAAAGGTAAAGATTCGTTTAACCAAGGGAAAGACACCTATCGAAATACATGAAGATACGAAGGAAGAGGAGGATGTCTTAGAATTACCTGCTGGAATATCTGATAGTAAACACATAGAAAAAGAAAAAGAAGAAGAAAGCGAAAAAGAAAAAGAAAATGAAAAAGAAAATGAAGAAGAAAAAGAAAACGAAAAAGAAGAAGAAAATATCAAATTAGTAGAAGACGAAGAAGAATCAAAAGAACGAGAATCTGTTGAATCTGAAGAAAATATACAAAAAGAAATACAAAAACCAGAGAAAATAAAGATACGAGTTAAAAAATCAAAGAAAACTGTATAATTATATAAAAATAAAATATCTTATCTCTCAAAAACATATAAATGTATTTTTTTATGAATGATAGTCGAAATCTATCATTCATATAATAATAATGACCTATTTTTTATTACCAAGAACCTATTCCAAAACATACCAATCGATACAATATGAAACAATAGACCCCTCTGAATCCCCCGTTTTTATTTCAGGAACTCTCTCCGATTATCTATCTTCTCTGAAAGAAAAGATTACACCCAGAGAACGCGCATGGGATATTTATAAAAAATATACGAATCCATATGAATATATTCAGACCCCCGTTCCAATGAAAAAGAAATCCGTTGCAAAAGTGAAACCAATCTCTCGATCCTATTTTAAAATGATTGAAATTCTATATGTTTTCGAGTTAATACCAGAAACAATTGAACATACACAGTCGCATGAATCTATACCGATTCAAACCTTCCACTTAGCCGAGGGACCGGGTGGATTTATAGAGGCAATCGCAACCCTACGTAATAATCCAGAAGATAAATACTATGGAATGACACTTCTAGATACGACCCCTAATTCGAATATACCGGCTTGGAAAAAAGGTATTGATTTTCTTGGTAGATTCCCAAATGTACACCTAGAATATGGTGCGGATAAAACCGGTAATATACTTGTTTTAGAAAATCTTCAGTACTGTAAAGAACAATTTGGATCATCGATGGATCTTATCACAGGTGATGGTGGATTCGATTTTTCCGTCGATTTTAATCATCAGGAAATTGCAATTGCGAAATTATTATATGCACAAATGGCGTTTGCTGTTACTATGCAAAAGAAGGGTGGGTCATTTGTTTTAAAAATTTTCGATTCCTTTATGAAACATACTGTGGATATTTTATATTTATTATCATCTTTTTATGAATCTGTCTATATTGTAAAACCGAAAACGAGTCGATATGCTAATTCAGAGAAATATATTGTTTGCCGTGGTTTTTTATTCCATTCTAACGATGAATTCTATTCATATATTGAGAGAGGATTTATACAAATGATAGAATCCAACCAAGATTTACCATGTCGGTTTATAAATGATTCTATACCTTATTTTTTTATTCAGAAGGTAGAAGAGTATAATTCGATATTTGGTCAAAAACAAATACAGAATATATTTTATACATTATCATTGATAGATAATAAATGTAAACAGGATAAAATCGATGCATTAATAAAAACGAATATTCAAAAATCGATTCAATGGTGTATTCATTTTAATATAGATTATCATTCATCTATACAAAGTACGAATATTTTCTCGGATTTTTCAAATCGATAGAGATACATAATTTATGATTTATATAAATCGCTGTCTTACTGGTGGATTCATAGATCCAATATTTCCAGTATATTTACAAACTACCGGTGTTTTTTTAACTGGATATCCAATCCGTTTTTTCAATGTATATTGATCTTCAGAAACACCATATGCCTGTGCATTTGCCGTGGCAGAGCCATATGCGGATTGTAATTTACTAGCAACATCTGTAATTGTATCATATTTTTTACGTAAAATAAAATTACTACCGCTAACAGCACCTTGTACTGCGAATTGTGAATTATTTGGTTTATAATTCATTTTCACATAGTTTGTAGATATATGTGGTTGTATATTTGAAGATTGTGAAGAAGCACTATATGCGCCTGATGTAAATCCAATAATATTTTGGAAATTCGATGTAGGAATAATTACTGAAGGAGTAGTATTTGTTATATTTATAATACCTGAACCGGAATCAAACCACGATGTTACACTCGAAACAGTATAACCAGTTTTTAATCGATTTGTAATTATATTCACATAATCTGAAAATGGTCGGATTTGCAGCGTAATCACATTATTCATATTATCATAAGAAAAATTAAATAAAAATATATAAGACGTTCCATTTTGTATAAAAAATGTATTATTTTCAGTCATACTATTTTGGAAAGCATTGTTTAATTCGAAAATATCATATTGACCATCTGGTAAAGTAACTTTATATGTTTTATTATCAATCCAAGTGTATGAAAATGTATTATTCATATTCGCTTTTGAAATATATGGTTGTGCACAATGTGAAATACCATTTGGTGAATATGTATTATCGGATGCTAATGATGAACCTGGTTTTGCTTGTGAAGTACCTTGTCTGATAAAATTATATTGATTTTGAGAGAAAGTTTTATTTCTGCTGACTAAATATTGATTTCGGTCGGTACAATAAGTCGAATTATTTTGTGTTGGATTATATTTTTTACGAATCATACCAGCACTTCGAACACGACGGCGTGCATCGACATCTGGCATATTAATATTACAACTGGTAGATATACATTCTGTTACAGGATTATCAATATAATTGACTAAACCATTCATACAGACATTTGTTTCAGAAACAATTGTTGAACCTGGTTGATTCATTAAATCAATCGATTGAGATGCACGATTACTGCATCCTGATCCGATAGGTTGTATAGATGCAATCTCTCGTCTGTATATTTTTAATGGCATAGGTTTCATTAATTGTCGAATACTTAGGCTCTGTACTTTACTATTTTTTGTAATAAAGGATGATACTTGGTAGAATGTCTGATCTTTCCAAGAGTAATATGGCTGTTGATTTAATCCTAATAATGCCGACATTTTATTTATACTATATATTATATATTATATATATTATATTAAATTATTATTTGAAAATGCAATGGAATACTATTTTTTTACTTTTTATAATACTTTTTTTTATTATTTTATTCATCCCTTTTTTTTTCCAAAATATTATGTTTTTAAATAATAATATTATAGAAGGGCTCTATACAAATATACCTATAATGGGTAAAATAACACAAAATATTTTAACTTTAGATACTCCTATGTGTTTTTCTCAAGGTGGATTTTTAAAATCTACGGATTCTCAACAAATTTTGGATATATCTCAACAACCGATTACAATAGCAATTGGGTCTACAATGAAAATAAATAGTTATCAATTAAGCGGGAATCCGTATCCAAATATAGATAGTTCAAATTCAATGCCAATGATAATTTCAACAGAAAATCCATGTCCAAAACAAGATATATCTGTAAAAGGGAGTATTAATGGTACAACATTTTCTTTATCATCGGCCCCTATTTATACGATATATCCAGGATACTTATTATTCAGTGAATCTGGTTATCCATTGAAAGATAAAGATACAAATCAAGATATTATAATTAATTCTGGGGATAGTCTTACCTATATATTATCTGGTGAACCAAAGAATACTACTACTTTAGAAAAGAATTATATTATTCGCGAGCCATAATGATAACATCAATAAAAACACTTAAAAATTATCGATTATTTATAATAGTATAAATCGATATGAATATATTAATATCCCCATTTGATTTTTCAATTTCAAATGTCTTTTTCTTAGATATAAAAGAAAATACGATAATGAATGGGAAATTTATAAAATTCATTTATTCGACAGAATTAATTACACTAAATGGATTATTTCTAGATTTTTTAATTTTAGAAACAGATCAGAAAATATATAATGGAAAACAATATTTATTTTTTCCAACAGAATCTTATGAAAAAAATGATAGAATAATACAATTATATGAGAGAATCGAATCCGAATTAATCGATTCATTTATTGAATTACAAATTTCAAAAAATAATCATGATATTTTAAATAAAAAGAAAATACATACGATTCATAAACAATTAAAAAATGGGATGATTAAATATTATAATTATTCGAATAATTCGTCTATAAAACCGAGTTATTATATGAAAATATCTGGAATTTGGGAAACTGCTAGTGAAATCGGACTCACTTATAAATTAATCCAATATTGATAATATCCTATCTAAAATAATAATATCTAAAATAATAATATCCTGAATAATAAAATAAAAGTATTTTATTATTTCTCTCAAATCAATGAATCGAATTCCTAAAATCATTCATCAAATATGGATCGGACCCTTTTCTCCTCCCCTTTCATGTATGGCCTCTTGGCGTGAAAAAAATCCTGATTTTGAATATATATTTTGGACAGAATCCGAATTTGAGAGACGGGATATGATATTTAAAGCCCAAGAAAAAATCGATATGATCGATGAATATTCTGGGAAAACGGATATCATGCGTCTCGAAATTCTCTCAAAATACGGGGGGGTTTTCATCGATGCGGATTCAATTTGTATCGAACCGATTGGTGAATTATTTGAGAGATTCGCTGATAAATCGGGATTCGCTACCTTTGAAAATGAGACTTCTAGAAAAGGGTTGATTGCGAATGGGAATCTGGCGATCCAACCATCCCATCCACTTCTAACAGATATGCTCGATTGGATTTTAAGCCCCGCATCCGATATACCGATTCGTACTCTTCGATCTTGGGGATCGGTTGGCCCTGCTCTTTTAACCAGGTTCTTAGAAACGGGGAACTATCCGGGATTCACGGTTCTTCCTAGTTATTATTTTCTACCGATTCATTTTACTGGTGCGAAATATACGGGACATCGGAAAGTATATGCACACCAATTATGGGGGTCGAATTATGCCGCTTATAATAAGGGTCTGGTGATCGAGTTACCAGAAGATCTTCTTATTCCATCAAAAAATATCACTTTAATAATTGATTTAAATCAAACGAATCCATCGTCTCAGAATATACCTTATCCTATAAAGAAAATGATTGAGACTATAAAGTCACAATGTGGTCTTTATATAATAAACATAATATTTATTTTAGACGATCCTATAATTTATGAGAGATATTACCGTGATTTATTAACGGATTTTAAGAGAACCTCACGGTTTATTCATATTCGTATAATGTCAAAAAAGAAATTTGATTCGCTAATACACATTTGTAAATGTAAATCTCAGTTGGTGTCGGGTTTTATAAGTGATAAATGTAATTGTTACCATGTATTAAAAAAATACGAAGATATAATAAAAAAACCATATATTCATATCCATCCGACATGTATTCTTTATCCACAGACGATATATGAAGTAATGGGTGGATCTGCTTTTTCAGCACCTATTTATAAAGAAAATTTAGATGGGAAAGTAATAACGACAGGAGAATCATTTATCGTACGACTATGTTTTATTTGATAAACAATTCGTATAAATTTCGGTAAAGAATCCGAGTAACTGGGTTTCGATTCGTATGATAGGCGACCAATATTTCTGATAATTACAGTGCATATTATCCATGATTTGAGAGACCATTGTTTCTAATGGTAACCGTGTATTATGTTTTATTAACATAATTTCCCACGTCGGATATCGAAAAGGGTAGTTTTCAGGATATAATATCGTCATTTGTATTTCAATCGTATCTTTCGCATATTCATTCACGATATCGCTGATTTCTCTCGGTAGTCCAATAAAATCGAGAGAATATGTTTTTGAATACTCTATTATGAAATGGATATAACGTCCATTCGTATCGTAGATCCAGTTCGTATAATATATATCGAGGGTCTCGTTCGGTTTTATTTGAATTCCCCAATAGTCTTTTAGTTTACAACCATTGATTTTATCTATAAATCTTTGATAATAATGAGAGAAGGATGGCATATTTTTATTATTCGTTTGATATATGATATCATATCTAAAATATTATATCATTTTTATATGTATTTTTTATGTGTTTTTTATCGTTTTTTTCGAGTGTTTTTTCTTTTACCACCAAATCCAAGAGATTTACGTATCGTACGAATCATTTTGGAAACTTTTGGTTTTGGAACGAATTTCGCATAAAACATATGATCAATCCAATGGTCGATTTCTTTATTTCCTGAATGATATATATCTTTTCCATAAGTGACTTTCATATAGGCTCTTAAACATGCAATAATATCGACGAGCGAATTATGTAATTCGGCCGGTTTATATCCGAATACCTTACTATATAATTCTTTCAAAGATGGATTTTTATATTTTCCGGTTGTAGATCCCTTTTTCGGGATTTTACAAATATCCTTTGTTTTTCGCATGGTACAATAATAAAATTCGTCTACGGATAGAGTCGAGATTGCATTATTAAAGAATCGTGTTTCGGACGAAAAGATGGTCGACCAAAGACTCCTCTTCTTTTTTATTCTATTTAATTCTTCTAAAATACGATCTTTATCAAATTGTATGTTATGTCCAATAAGTAAATAACAATCTTCTGAATCTTCTATGAATTCTTTTAATGCATCTTCGATCGACATTTTATTTTCTTTTGTTTCGAGTATTTCGCGTGTAATACCATGAATGTCAATCGCGCCTTGTTGGATACGAACCTCTGGTGCAATATCAATATAGGTATCAAATATTTTTGTGATTTCGGGTTTTATTGGATCTGTAATATCGCATATAATATAACTTAATTGGAGAATATATGGGTTATGAAGACCCGTTGTTTCGGTATCTAAGACCATTATTTTTCTACGTATTTTTTCACTGTCTGGTGTTTTGTTGCTATCTGGTGTTTTGTTGCTATCTGGTGTTTTTTGACTATCAGACATGTATTTTCCTATATAGTAAACGAATATATATTTTCAGACTTTGTCGGTAGCGAATTTTTATCGGTATGGCGAATAAATCCTTCTTTCTCAATATAATAGGGCCATTCTTCTTTGTCTAATAATCCTGGATTCTTTTCCAGATCGATATAAATGAGTTTTTGCTCATTTTCTATAGTATTGTCTTTTTTTGAATAAAATATCGCATTTCCAAAAGCATGAATACAAACGATATGTCCGATATGTAACCAATTGATAATATCGCGTAAACTATTCGTAGTCGTT